CGACTCCTGCTGATGCTATGGGTCATTCTCTTCTTCTACTTTGGGGTCCTGAGTCTCAGGGAGATTTCGTCCGCTGGATCCAACTTGGGGGACTCTGGAATTTTGTGGCGCTCCACGGAGCCTTTGCTCTCATAGGATTCATGCTTCGGCAATTTGAGATTAGTCGTCTCGTAGGAATTAGACCGTACAATGCGATTGCTTTTTCGGGCCCTATTGCCGTATTTGTTAGTGTTTTTCTCATCTACCCTCTTGGACAGTCCAGTTGGTTCTTTGCGCCGTCATTTGGTGTTGCAGCGATCTTCCGCTTCCTTCTATTCCTCCAGGGATTCCATAACTGGACGCTCAACCCCTTTCACATGATGGGTGTTGCAGGTATTCTGGGTGGTGCATTGCTTTCTGCCATCCATGGTGTTACAGTAGAGAATACTTTGTATCAAGATGGTGAACAAGCAAACACTTTCAAAGCTTTTGACAGCACCCAAGAAGAAGAAACTTATTCAATGGTTACTGCCAATCGTTTTTGGTCGCAAATTTTCGGTATTGCGTTTAGTAATAAGCGTTGGTTGCATTTTTTTATGCTGTTTGTTCCTGTCATGGGTCTTTGGACTTCCTCTATCGGGATCATCGGTCTTGCACTCAACCTTCGTGCATACGATTTTGTGAGTCAGGAGATTCGTGCTGCTGAAGATCCTGAATTTGAGACCTTCTATACAAAAAATATCTTGCTCAACGAAGGACTCCGTTCCTGGTTGGCTCCAGTAGATCAACCGCATGAGAACTTTGTATTTCCAGAGGAAGTGTTGCCACGAGGCAATGCTTTGTGATAAAAATACATTACCCTGCGGTAATTCAAGAGACCTTCGGGTCTCTTTTTTATGCTATAATACCTTTTAATAAATAAATCTATGGAAGTTAAAAAAAAATGAATCCCAACGAACTCCGTAGTTTTCAAGAAGCATATTTAGAAGTTGTTGAAGGTCATCAACTTGATGAAGAGTGTGGAGATTATGATATTTTTGATATTGTTTTAGATTATATTTTTGAAGAGGAATTGGTAGATACTTTAGAAGAAGCACTTGTTTTAATGTCCGAAGAGTTGGATCAAGAGGATATTAATTTCATTCTTGATGAAGCATTCAAATCATTCCCAGAGAAAAAAGTATCAAGAAAAATTCAAAGGGAAAAGGATAGACTTTCTGCTGGTATGGATAGAGCAGATAAAGCATCTGGAAGTCAGATTCAAGGAAGGCAGGGTGAATTGAATGCTAAAAGAGCTCGTAGAATCATGAAAATGAATAAAACTATGTCTGATAAAACATTTACTGGTCCTAAGGAACGATCAAAAATGAATGCAAGGTCTCAGAAGACCACAAGAACGATGGATAGAATTAGAGATAATCAAACTGGAAGTGATACTTACAAGGGTAGACCAAGAGCATTTGGTTTAGATCCAAAATTAAAATCTAAAAAGAAAGAAGAACCAAAGAAATCTGAGTCAACCAGCACAACCAGTAAAAGAAAATCACTTGCACTAAAAGCTGCCCGTGCTGCTGGTAAAGTTGCAGGTACTATTGCCAGAAAACTTTCTAAGTAAACCACTTCCACAACCGTCACAGCACTCCTTCACAGGGGTGCTTTTTTATTGTATAATACTCACATAGTCAATACAAGAGTATCATGATGACCAGTAAATACTGGGATGTGATGAATAAGTTGGAAGAGTCTTTCAACAACGTCACCACAATTAGTTTCATGTTAGAAGAACTGACTGAAGCAATGGACAACAATCGTATGGATCAAGCACATGACATTGCACATGCACTGAATGCTTTTATGCCAGTGTATATGGACAATTGGGATCGTAACTTTAAGAAAGCATGGAATGAGGTGGTAAACGATGACTGATGAGTTTCGTAATGGTGTAGCACTTACTCTTGGTGTTGTAGGTATTGCTATGCTAATCATTGTAGCATTATCAAACAACACACCAATTAATGAATCATCCTTTGAGGTGGTTGATAGATATAAAGAGTGTGATGTAGTACGATACACACCAAACCAAGCAGCAACTTACAAGTATTTCCTTTATTGTGAGAACAACAAATGAAACTTTTTAAAAGATGTTTTATGCATTGGAGAGAACTAATATCATATGATGGAACAGATCCTGAATTCGACCTTGAGGATTATGAAAATATTTTTTGGAACTATCTAAATTATTCGTATATTAGACCAGAATGGAGTATTAAAAACAAATGAGTATCCCTAATTTCAAATCTAACCATGACTGGGAAGCATTTACCCAGATCTTTGATAGTCAGTGGCATTGTAAAAGAGCACTGCTAAATCGTGTCAAGGATGATCTCTTTCCTGGATATGAGTGGCACACACTCACACCAAAGACCTTGGAAGTCATCAATGACATGGTACAATCTATGTTGTATGATGTAGATCGTCAGTTCAAAGAGACACACCAGGACTATAAGACTGAGGATGATGAGATCTTCATTCCCTATCGTTCATTCAAAGAGAATGTAACAGAAGCACTCAAAGAAGCATTAAATGAGTCATCAGAAAAATGAACCCATACCTAAGTGGGTATACTGGATGGGCATCGGACTTATGATATTTACAGTCTTTTGTTTCGGTGTTATGCTTGCAGGAATGATATACATATGATATACTGGGGGTCGCAAGACCCTCTTTTTAATGAGAATTGGAGTTATGTGTTCCGGTAATGGAACAAACTTTGAGAATATTGTGAATCATTGTGATAAGCATGAAGTTGTGATTATGATTCATAATATAAAAAATTGTGGAGCAGTAGAACGTGCTAAACGATTGGACATTCCTTATTGTTATTGTAAATCTACTGATGAAGATAAACTGATTTCAACTCTCAAATCATGTAAGGTTGATTTAGTTGTTCTGGCAGGATGGATGAGAGTCGTATCTCCAAAGTTCATACAATCTTTTGATAAGATTATTAATGTGCATCCATCACTTCTGCCCAAATACAAGGGATTGAATGCAGTTGGTCGGGCATTAGAAAGTGGTGATACGGTTACTGGATGTACCGTTCATTATGTGACAGAAGAATTGGACTCTGGTAAGATTATTGAACAATCAGTTGTCAATATTTGTTCGGGTGATACTATAGAAACTCTGACACAAAGAGTTCAACAGGCAGAATACCGATTGCTGCCCATGGTTATTAATAATATGTTGTAGGAGATTTTTATGAAACCGAATGAATTGATTGTAAAGGGTAAAGTAAAGAGTGTTATTCAGGCTGTGGAAGAAGACCAAGTTCTGATTCACTATCATGATAAAGTTACCGCAGGTAATGGTGAGAAGGAAGACTATCCAGAAGGTAAGGGTAAGATTAATAATGAGATTTCCTGCCTTATCTTTAAACAACTGGAGAAGGCAGGTATCAAAACTCATTTCATTCAGTATGCTGGACCAGCATTAATGAGGTGTAAAAAGGTTGAAATTATTCCAATTGAAGTTGTTGTTAGAAATTATGCCGACGGTTCTATTGTAAGGCAGACAACTATTCCAAAGGATACAAAATTTAGTCCTCCTCTTATTGAATTTTATTTGAAGGACGATAGTAAGAATGACCCTCTTTTGACAGAAGACCGATTGAGTGTCATGGGATATAAAAATCTAAGACAAATGAAACAATATGCCGCAGAAACAAATGTGGTTGTTTCTGATATCTTCAAGAAGATTGGAATTACTTTGATTGACTTTAAGATTGAGTTTGGTACTACGGTTGAAGGTAATATTGTCGTTGCCGATGAGATTAGTCCAGATGGATGTAGGTTGAGAATGAATGATAAAAGTATGGATAAAGACTTATTTCGTAAGGGTGAAGGTGATATAATTGAAGCATATCAAACTATATTAAATAAACTAAAGGAATAAAATCATGGAAGTAAAAGAAAACTATTACAAGTACTGGCATGATATCTGGAGTTCTCAGACTCCAGAAGTTCTTGATGCCACCGCACTTATTCGTGTTGTTGAATGTACGAATGGTTGTGTGCAACATGCATTCAGAGATGGTGATGAGCGAGCACTATCAGTTGAACAAACTCGTGATTGTATGAAACTGTCTATGGGTACAATCAAGAATAAAGTTCTTCCATTACCTGATGGCACAGAAGTTGTTCTTCCCAAAGAGTGTCATGGTATTATGGATGAAGCCAGAGACCTTTATATTCGTGGTTTCAAACAAGGTGATGAAGAAGCACTAGAAGAATTCTTTGCACTATCTAAAGCTCACTTCAAGGTTCTTGGTAAAGAAATTATTGATGAAAAGTTTCGTTTCTTTGCCGAACACTTTGAGGATGTCTTTACTCCCTACTGGATTATGATGGGTAGATTTTACATTTATAGTGTTGGTGAGTTTGTGTGAATCATAGAAAGCGGAAGCAAGCAGAGAATGCAAAAAAACCTAAGAAGGTTAAATATGATCCATATGAGAATGATCCGCCAGATTCAGTCTGCCCCTATTGTGGACAGAAAGGTAGAGCATGTTCTTATGTGAATCATCTTGCCAGAGCATGGGCAAGAGCAGCATGTCAACATAAATATAAGAAAAAAGTTGATGAATGATGGCGATTGGTTATAACCCACGAGTAGTTACTGATGGACTTGTATTAGCACTGGATGCTGGAAATGTTAGGTCATTAAATCAAATTTTTGCTCAAGGACAACAAGCATATACTACATCAGGAACATATAGTTGGACTGCTCCTAATGATGTAACTTCAGTATCTGTAGTTTGTGTTGGTGGTGGAGGAGGAAATAATGATACTAGTTGGTCTGGCGGTGGTGGTGGTGGAGCTCTCGCTTATGCCAATAATATATCAGTAACACCTGGACAGTCATATACAGTTGAAGTAGGCGCTGCTGGAGTTAATGGGGTGTCTGGAGTAGGCGCTGATGGTGGAGATAGTTATTTTATTAATACTTCAACAGTAGCAGCAGGTGGTGGCGAAACTGAAATAAGGCAATCTCAACAATCGACACAAGTTGCTGGCGGTGCCGTAATTGCCGGAACTGGTGGAGCAGGTGGAAGAGGTGGACTTTATGGAAGTGGTCCTGGTTATAGCGCAGGTGGAGGAGGCGCTGGTGGTTATTCTGGTGCTGGTGGTGATGGTGGAACTAATAATGCGAGTCATTCTGTCCAAGTAAGTGCCGGATCAGGCGGCGGTGGTGGTGGCGGATGGGCTATTCAAGGACAAGTTAGTAGTGCATCTGGAGCAGGTGGCGGAGTTGGTATACTTGGTGAGGGTGCTAGCGGTGCTGCCGGAATTGGTACTCATAGTTCTTCTCAAACTAATAATGATAATGCTATGGGTGGTCGTGGCGGATCTGGTGGAGGAGACGGCACTAGTAACATTGGTGGTAACTATGGTGGAGGTGCGGATGGATATGGTGATGCTGCTGGTGGTGCTGTAAGAATTATCTGGGGTGCTGGAAGATCATTCCCATCTACTAATACTGCGGATGTTACACCTCAATCAGCAGGATTCAATAACAATAGTTGGACTGATATAAGTGGTAAAGGTAATAATGGAACTATAACTGGAGCAACTTTTAATTCTTCTAATCTCGGATCTTTAGATTTTGATGGAACTAATGATTATGTACAATTACCTGCGTCAAGTGATTTGGATTTTGGAACAGGTAATTTTACTCTTGAAGGGTGGTTTAATAAATCTGCAACGACTACACTTCAAGTATTATTATGTTCTAATAAGTATTATACTCATCCATATAATGGAAATTGGATATTAAGAATTTCAAGCGCAACTCAAATAGCATTTGCTGCTTATGATGGAACATCAGGTACAAATCTTGAATATGCTGAATTTAATGCTTCAACTTCAGTAGATACTTGGTATCATTTTGCATTAGTAAGAGAAGGGACTGGAACTAATGAAACAAAGTTTTATCTTAATGGAGTACTTAAAGGTTCTATGACTGTAAGTAAATCTCTTATCGACGCAGGAACTAATGGTTTGAGAATTGGTGAAGAAAGTGATAGTGGACCAGGAAATAATTTTTTTAATGGTAAAATTTCTAATGTGAAAATTTACAAAGGTAAAGGACTTACGGCAACAGAGGTCTTACAAAACTTTAACGCACTCAAAGGGAGGTTTGGAATCTAATGGGAGTATTTTCAGGACCAACTAATGATTGGATAAATCTATCACCAGAAAACTCTTTAGTTGGAATAGTTACTAATACCTACGGTGGTCAATTAATACTTGCTCTTGATGCAGGAAGAACTCTAAGTTATTCTGGAATTGGATCTACATGGTATGATTTGACTAGTAACAATAGAAACTTCACTAGAACTAGTTCTTCTGAGGTAGTTTATGATTCTAATGGGTGGTTTGATTGGACAGATGGTCCTAGTTATGACAGCACTCAAGGATGTTTTACTTTACCTGGAAGTTCACTTACACTAGGTTCATATTTTACTATTGAAATTTGGAATTATTATGATGCTGCTTCTACGCCTAATAGTGGTAGCGATGTAAATCCATGGGTGGATGGTTGTTTATGGACAAATTCCGCATCTGCTGATTGGAGTTCTGGTGCAGCAAACAATAACGGGCTTTTATTTGGATATAATAGTCTTGTTCATACAAATACTTATGGAACGGAGACACAAGTTGATTATAGTACGAATCCATCAACTCAAACCTGGCATCAACATGTTCTTGTATCGGAATCTTGGCCAGGTCCGGGAGCGGAAACGGGCAAGATTGCAAACGTTTATGTCGATAAAGTTAATGTTGCCAGTATGACGACCTTTGCACCAAAAGGACAATCACAAGGTACATATGGTATAGGTATTGCTGACAAATCTGGTAGCAATTATCGTGGTGAATATAATGGTCGTATTTCTATAGTTAGAATTTATTCCTCGGCATTAACACCAGCAGAAATAGCACAAAATTATGATGCAGTAAAAAATAGGTATGGATTCTGATGTGTAATAGAATCTAAATATATGTAAGACGCAATTTTTTATGCCTCTCTACAATTCTCCTCAAGCCTATGTCTTTAACCTCCAAACAACGAGTTCTGCAGAAGCAAAAAGATTATGGAGGTCAAAGATAAAGGAAGAATGGGATTGGGAGTGTGCCTATTGTGGGTCTGATGAGAACCTCACAATAGATCACATTGTGCCAAGAGCAAAGGGCGGAACAGATTTTACGAAGAATGTTCTGTGTGCCTGTCACGAATGTAATCAAGATAAAGGTCATACTCCTGTGGAAGATTGGTATCTTTCTCAGGAGTTTTTTGATGTTGATAGGTATGAAAAAATTAAGGATTGGATGAGACCAGAACCTCCTACTAATTTGTTTAAATATAGACCAAGAAGAAATAATGCTTCCTGAGGTTTTATAAATAGATCAGCAGTATATACTGCTATTCTGGTACATACCAAATTGTAATAAATGGCCACTCCAATAAGGATTAAACGGTCTGCCGTACCCGGTAAGAGACCGACTACAGATCAGCTGCAGCTAGGTGAATTAGCTCTAAACTTTTATGATGGAAAAGTTTTCTTCAAACAGCAGCAGAATAATACTGGAATTGGTACCAGATTAGTAGAGATTGGTGCTGGAAGTGTCAGCACACCAGGCAAAACTTTATTCGTAACCAGCGAAGGGAACGATTTAAATAGTGGTTTAAATGAAGTTAATGCCAAAGCAACTATTAAGTCTGCGGTTGCCGCAGCAGTTCCTGGTGATACGGTAAAGGTTTTCCCAGGAACTTACTTAGAAGAGAATCCAATTTATATTCCTGATAATGTATCGATTGAAGGTCTAGAACTTCGTCGGTGTTTGGTACAACCAAAAAATCCTGAGTTAGATTTATTTTATATTGCTCAGGGTGTTCATTTAACAGACTTAAGTTTTGTTGGAGAACCATCTCAGGATGGTGCTGCAGTTATGTCATATAGACCACTTGCTGGTGTGTCTACTGACAGATTTTTTGATGCCGCAAGATTGATTCGTCAAAATATTGATTTTATTGCACAAGAAACTGTAGGATATTTAAACAGTAATGACTATCCAGGATTCTCTATGAATTCTGTAACAACTGAAAGTTGTGCAGATGATATTAAGGATGTATATCTTGCAGTATGTCATGATATTACTAGGGGTGGTAATTCTAAATGTATAGAAGCAGGTAAGAAATATTTTGATATTAATGGAAATTTAGATCATATTGTTGGACTTGGCGCAACAACAATAGATGCCTTTAATTATTCAGTTGGTATTGCTCGTTCATGTATTAACAATCATCTTTGGGCAGGAGGATATCAGTCGGAGTATGGGCAAGTTAGAGATTTAAGTATTCAGGCAGATAGTGCTACTGGATCGAATCATGATTTTGGTTCTTGTGCAAATGTTCATTCTGCTATCACCGTTTGCGTTGGGATTGTAACGGGTATTATTCAAAATGGTATTGATGGAAATCCTGCAACGACTGGATTTACAACAACTTATCCTGGAAATGGTGGAGACGGATTTGATACTATAGACTTAGTTACAAGTGCTGGATATGATAATTTGAGTGGAGTTGTTACTTTCACAGTTGCAAACTCAAATTATAAAGTTGGTGATAGAGTAGAATTTAGAGATTTACTTTTTTCCTGCCATTCAGGAACTGGAATTGGAACTACAACTCAGGTATTCCCATCCGGTGCTTATGGATATGAATTCCCGATTGAAAGAATTGATAGTAATGGAATAATTTCAATTCGTGTTGGAGTCTCAACTCTTGAGCATACTTATGAGTCTGGTGGATTTATTGTTGATAGGTCTTTGGATATTACCGGAGCAGTTTATACAGAGTCAACTGGTATTGTAACTGTAACTTCTCCTGGTGTAAAAGTTAAGGTAGGAGATACTGTAGAGTTAAGAAATTTAGAGTTTAATTGTGGTTCTTCTTTTACGTTTAATACTCTTTCCGGAAACGGTTCCGACTATGTAATTAGTGGAACTGACCGTACAACTACTCATAGTAATGCAAATGACCCTGGCATAACAGTATGGGCAGGAGACACAATTACATTTGATAATTCTGCTTTGGGTGGAGCACATCCGATGTATATTAGAGTAGAAGATGATGGGGCAAGTGTAAGCAATCCCGCAGCTACTGGAGAAGGAACTGATACTGTTACTTGGACACCATCAGCTCCTGGAACATATTATTATCAGTGTAGTGTTTCCGGTCATCAGAGTATGATTGGAACTATTACAGTTCTTCCTTATAGCGGAAGTTCTGCAGGAGTCACCACAACATTCTTCCCAGATGGAACAAATGGATATACATTTAAGGTTACTGGTGTATCTGGTGATGATGTAACTATGAATGTTGGCATTAGCACTATTGTACATACTTATGTAAATGGTGGTAAAATTTATCCTCCATACGGTGCTGGTACGGGAGTTATTACAAAAGGTCCATACATTCGTAACTGTACCAATTTTATTCCGGGAAGTGTTGGTGCTAAGATTGACGGATTTAATGCAGAAGAAGGGGATGTCTTAACAGATATTGGTGTTCAAGGTTCATTTAACGTTGACTCTTACACCCAATATAATCAGAGTGGTATTGGAATGTCTATTACTAATGGTGCTTATGCACAATTAGTTTCACTCTTTACTATTTGTGATGATATTGCAGTATATACCGGGGGTGGTGGTCAGTGTGATTTGACTAACTCCAACTCTTCTTTTGGAACTAAAGGTCTTGTTTCTGAAGGTCTTGGCGATCAAACAAGTAAAATTGTTGATCGATATACTGGACATATAAATTCTCCTACAGAATCTCTTCAGGATAGGATTTTTGTTTCTGGTATTGGAAACAATAGACCTTATCAGGGACAGGCACTTTTCTTTGACCGTAAGTATTATGAAATTGATACTGTTGTAATCACAAATCCTGGATCTGGTTATGTTGATCCTCCTGCCGTAGAGATTGATTCTCCAACTGGTCCTGGTGTTGCTGTTAATGCAACAGCAGTCGCAACTGTTGAAAATGGAAGAGTAACGTTAATTGATCTTATTTCAAGTGGAACACAGTATATTATTGAGGACAATCCTCAAATTACAATCGATCCGCCACCAGGTGCTGGGGTAACTGCAACTGCAGAAGTCACACTTCGTCCAATTTATTATACTGTTCAATCTGCAACAGCACCTGTTGCTGGTGTCTCTACGGTGACTTTAAATAATGCTCTAAATAATGCAGTAGGTGTAGGAACTACAGTTTTCTTTGCAAGACAAAGTTTCCAAATTGTAAGTTCTCATTCATTCCAATACATCGGTGCTGGTAATACAATTGAGTCTGCATATCCATCTAAGGGTGGTGTAACAATTCAAGAAAATGAGGTTGTTAAAATTGATGGAGGTCAAGTTGTATATACAAGCACTGATCAAGACGGTAACTTTAGAATTGGTGATGGTGTTGTGATTGACCAAGCTGCTGGTTCAGTTACTGGTGATGTTTACGTTAAGAGTTTGTTCAGTCAGGTCACACCATTCATTCTAGCATTAGGGGGAGATTAATAAATGGCAATTGCAGTAAACGTATTCCGAACTTTTACTCAAACTGTAGGCACTGCGTCTTCAGTATTTTATACTGCACCAAGTGGATATACTGGTGTTGTATTGTTATCTCAGGTAACAAATCTTGGAACTCAAACACATAATATGACTTTCAACTATAAGAGAACTGCAGATGGTTCTAATATAGAAACTCCAATTGTCAAAGATTTGGCAATTCCTGCGAGTGATACTGCCAATCTTCTTTCTGGAAAATTGGTTGTTGAAAGTGGAGACAGTTTATCCATTCTTGGTAGTGATGCCACAGATTTGAATTTCTTGGCCAGCGTTCTTGAAACATCTAACCTCTAATATAAGAAAATGGTAGCACCGATTAAATTCCTTAGTGGAAGACAACAACAACAAAAAATAGGTGTAGAAGGAAGCACAGAGTCTGTTAAAGTGCTTGAGGTTGTTGGTCGTACTGGTATTGGCACTACTATCTTTACTCCAGGACATGAACTGGAGATTCGTGGAACTACCAGATCTACGATTTATCTTGGAGAAGGTGGAGCACTTACATTAGGCACTCCTTCTGATGGAGATATTGTTACTCCCGGAGCACTTAATACTTTTACTAGTAACTCTTCTGTTGTCAATAGTATTGATGATTTAAATGAACTTGGATTTAATATTATTAAGAATACTGCGGTAACCGGAGTTTCTTTGACGACGAGTCAGAGGACTGATGGAGATCCTCTAGTTACTGATATTGAAATTGATTCAATTGGTAATGCAAATCAGTACATTATTGATTGGGGTGATGGTAACGTTCAGACTTCTAATGGACCCGAAGATAATCACACAGTAAATCATACTTTTAATACTGCTGGGGAAGGTGGAATCTTTACCCCAACAGTTACTGCACTCAATACAAATGGTGTTGGTGCTGGATCTTCATTCACAGTAACTTCTGATTGGAGTTATGTTGTTTATACTCCAAATCCAGTTCCTGCATTTGAACTTTATAGAGCATCAACTGGAGGTTCTCCGTTATCTGGAAATGATCTTTATGTAATCGAAGGTGATTCTTTATATCTTGATAATAACACTACTCACTGTAATAGAGTGGGAATGAATGCAGAATTTACTATCAACTGGGGAGATGGAACATCAGAAGAGGTAGGCATTCTTTCAACTGCACCGGGTGGTAGTGGAGATAATGCTGCAAGACTTCAGCACACTTGGACTACATCACCAGTTACTCACACGTCTACAGGAAGAGATACTGTCTTACTGAAAGTAACTAAAAATGATCTTTCAGATCCTCTTGTTATTGCCGGAGAACCTTCCATAACAAAACAGTTGAAGGTTTATGATAATAATCCAGCAAATCCTGATGGATTAAGTTCTAAGACAATTTCTTCTCCTTCTTCTACGGGTTCTTCCCCAAGACTTGCTTCTGGATTTACAGATAATGTAAGTGGCGGAACTACATTAAGTGCTGGTAATAGTGTTGTTCGTATTGATAGTGGAAGTGGAACTGTAACTGCAGGTCCAATATCAACATTTGCTTTTGATGGGGATAACGGAACTCTTACTGCATTAGTAAATGAAGTAGATGATGGTAATGTTACATTATCTTCTGCTAATAATAGTGGAACATATACCAGTCTTGTTGTAGATTCTGAGAGTGATTATAACCTTTTGAATGCAGGTGGTAGTTCAGTATCATTTGCAAATAGCATTTACTATCCTGGATTTGCAAAAGGATTTAAAGCAAGAGTCGCAAAGAATACTAGCAATATTTCTACGGGTGCGAATAGTATGAAGTTATCTCATAGTGTAACTGGAGATACGAATAGAGTTGATTTTGTAAAAGACGATCTTACTGCAGTTCCTGTAGTGGATGTTTCTGGAGCAACCTTAACAGAAGCATCGGGTTCTAAGAAATATATCTCCGGTATTCCTTATTATACAAGTGGCAATCTTACACTTTCTGGAGTTACGATTACTAACTTAGTTGGTCAGTGCTATACCAATCAGAGTAATATTGTTGAAGTTGATAATGCCACAAATCAGGAAGGAACGTCTTCTAGTGCAACTACCAATACTGATTACAGTTATGCGGATATTGATGGTGCTTCTTCCATGCTTACGGGTGGAATACCAAACGTAAATACTGGAGTTGGTGGTGCCTATGCAATCGGAGACCTTTCGGTTAATATTACTGGTAATTTGGTAAGAACTGTTGATAAGATTCGGGTAAGAGCAAGAAATGTAGAAGGAACTGGGTCATATAATACCGCAATTCCTACTATTATTAGAGTTCACAAGACTGCTCAGGCTGGTATTAGTGAAATTGCAATTGACGTTTCTAATAGTTTGGGTGAGACTTATACTGATGATGGCGTGAGAATTTTTGACTTGAGTGGAGAAACCACAGATACACCATCATTCAATAGTGCTACCAATTTTTATACAAGCAATCCTTATACCGAATCTTCTGATCCAGGAGTGCAGGGAACACGGGAAGCAACTGTAAGAATTCAGGGATCTAGTGGTGATGGACTTATTGAACATAACACTAATGATTATTCTTCTGGATATCTGCCGACTGGTGGACCTGACAGAAGTGGGGATACTGGAACTCAGTACTTCACTTTTGCTTTCAGAAGAACAGTTGTTGCAAACTTCAATATTAATATTACTTCCACCGGTATTGCCGGATGTTGGATTGCTGCACCAGGAACCCAAATTGATAATACGAGCGGATTGAACAAGTGGTTGAATACTAGTGTCACATATGCTGGTTCTGGTATTCCTGGTTCTAATACTGGTGCAGGTGGTAATGGTAGTGATGGATGTGCTTCCAATAATGGAAGTAGAATTTTGACAAACACCTCATTAAGTGGTTCTTATACGATGACACTTGGTGAAGAAAATATGACAAATGCTACTGGTAATGTTGTTTTGGTGAGAATCGCATTAAATTCTGGTCAATCAATAACAAGCCTTAGCATAAGTTAGGAGTTATAGGTAAAAATGGCAATTACAGATACCCAAAAGGTTGATTATCTTTGGAAGAAAGTCGGTTATGGCAGAGCTAAAACCGACGTAAATTCTGTTAAGGGTGCAACTAACGAATCAATTCCAAGTCCTCTTTTTACCCGTGGTCAAAATGTTTGGTCACAGGCAGACTTAATTCCTGGTGTCATGCCAGCAACTTCTGCTGGTGTTGTAACTGTATATCCTACAACTGCTCCTATTGAGTGTGTTCCTGATACTACTGCAACTGCTAATAGAACTTGGAAAACACAAAGTATTGATTGGATTCCTCCTGAAGTAGGACCAACATATTTGATTAAAGTTTATGCTCATACTTCTGGGCAAGCTGGTTCTGCCGCTGCTTCTGGTACAACGCTATCTGCTGCAGAAACGAATGAAGAATGGTTCTTTGATTATGCGTCTGGAACTTTAAACTTTATTGGAACTAATCTTCCAGCAGAGGTTGCTGGTAATTCCATTTATATTAGTGGTGCCGTATATTCTGGTATTAAAGGTGTTGCTGTTCCTGGTGCTGGTGCAACATTTACCACATTAGGAATCAGTAGTCTTGCCACATTTACTGATACAACTGATAATGTATTAGGTGACTCTAATACTGGTGCTGTTCAGATTGACGGTGGTCTTGGTGTTGATTTAAATGTAACTGTTGGCGCAGGTCTTTCTGTAATTGGTGATGCCACTTTTGACTCTAATATTTCTCTTGGTCAGACAGAAACCGTAACAATCTCTGGACCAGAAAATATTATTATTGACCCACATCCTGTTGGTGTTGGAACGACGAGTGGTAATGTTTATATTCAGGGTGATCTATACGTTCAGGGCACAAACTTCCAAGTTGATTCTACGACTGTAAATATTGCCGATAAGGTAGTCGGTATTGCCACAACTTGTACCGACGACATTCTGCTTGATGGTGCAGGACTTGGTATAGGAACGGATGGTAATAGAAAAACACTTTTATATCATAATGCTTCCACTTCATTAAAGTCTAGCGAGAACTTTAATATTGCATCTGGTAAGGTCTATCAGATTGACCAAACGGAAAGACTTTCTGCTGATACATTAAGTCTTGGAACAGGAACGACGATACATTCTCCTGCTTCCAATACTCTTATTCTTGGAACAAATGACGAAGAAAGAGCACGTATAATTTCTGACGGCAAGATTGGTATTGCTACTACAACACCAGAGTCGCTGCTTGATATTAACGGAACTCTGAGAGTTGCTGGTATTTCTACATTTAATGGACTTGTAGATATTAATGATGGTGGTCAGGCAAATACCTTTAAGGTAGAAGACCTGACAAATGACCGTGTTGTTATTGTCGGAACTGGCGGTGAACTTGAGGATGATGGTAACTTTACATTTACAGGAACGGAGTTAACCGTTGGTTCTGCGACTACAGGAACTGTAATTAGAACCGATGGAACTGTTAATGTATCTGGCATTTCCACCTTTGAAGATAGAGTTATCTTTGACAGCACTAACTCTATTCAGATTCCTGTTGGTACTACTGCCGAGAGAGATGCAGTAGGAACTGCCGTTACTGGTCAAATTAGATATAACACTACTAATGACACCTTTGAAGGATATGGTGCTGGTGGTCAGTGGGGATCTCTTGGTGGAGTTAAGGATGTAGACGGTGATACTTTTATTGTAGCTGAAGAGAGTCCTGGTAGTGATGATGATAAATTAGTCTTCTATACCTCTGGTTCATCAAGAGTTGCGATTGACTCTACTGGAAATGTAGGTATTGGAACCACAATTCCAACTGCCGATTTGGATGTTGTAGGTCAAACCGAACTTGATGATTTAAATGTTTCTGGTATTGCTACATTTGCATCATTAATAGACGCAAATGGTGGTATTAATGTATCTTCACTTAAAGTAGAAGATTTGACAGATAATAGAGTCGTTATCTCTGGACCTTCTGGTGAACTTGAGGATGATTCTAACTTTACTTTTGATGGGTCTCAGTTATTTGTAGGTGCTAATTTAGATGTCTCTGGTATTTCTACGTTTGGAAATAGAGTAGGAATAGGAACCACAGCACCACAGGCTTCCATTCACATTTATAGGCAGGATACTGTTCAGGGTCAAGAGACTCATGCTGATTTTATATTAGAAAATCCCGGCAAAGGAAATGCTAGAATTTTCTTAAAGACAAGAGATAATAATAGAGACTGGGAATTCTTTGCCGATGATAATGATGGAGCATTTGGAATCCATGACGGTGAAGCAAATAGAAGAGTATTTACGATTAGCACCAGTTCTTATATTGGTATCGGAACTTTATTTAATCAGAACAATCAACCAAGACAACAACTTGATGTTGCTGGTAACGCTCATATTTCTGGTGATGTTGGTATTGGAGTTACGGTTCCTACATCTAAATTGCATGTCGATGGTACTGCATATGTAACTGGCATTTCTACATTTAATATTGATGTAGATGTAACCGAAAGTTTAACTGCTAAGCAAGTTACTGCAGATTACTATGGTGAGCAGCACAAGTCTTTTGTTGATATTACGGTAACTTCTTCTGCTAGTAAGACTGCTAATCACCGTTATACTGGTGTTGGTGATAATCGCTCATTCTTATTTGATGGTGATGAGGCACCTTATATTCAGTTTGTTCCTGGAAAGACTTATCGTTTTGACCAAGAAGATTCTTCAAATACGAATCATAGACTTAAGTTCTACCTTGAATCTGATAGAACAACTGAGTATACTACTGGAGTAACTCATAATGGAACACCTGGCGCATCAAATGCATATACTCAGATTGTAGTTACCAAGCAAACTCCTTCTGTTCTTTACTATCAATCCGAGAATCATGATCGTATTGGTAATGAGGTAAGTGTTGTCAATTCATTCTCTCTTCTTGAGCATAATTTAGGAATTGGAACCGTAAATCCTCTGCAGGCTCTGCAGGTTGGTACTTCCGAAAATCCATTTGTCGTTACTTCTGTTGGTAATGTTGGTATTGCAACCACAAATCCAATCGCAGATTTGGATGTTGTTGGTCTTACCGAACTTGATAACTTAAATGTATCTGGTATTTCTACTCTGAATATTCTGGGTGTTACTGGAGTAACGACAACTCAAGACTTTGAGGTTGTTGGTCTTTCTACCTTTAATGATGATATTAATGTTTCTTTTGGAGACACGACTTCTTCAATTGGTATTGGTACTACTACATTTTCACCAAAAGAAAATCATATTGTAGACATTCGTGGTAATGTTAATATTGATGGAGCACTGATTGTTGATGGCGCAAACGTTGGTGCTGAGATTACTGCTATCGGTGCTTCTCTTACTAATATAAAAACTGGTGATTTACTTGTAACTGGTATTGCCACTTTCGGTTCTGCTTCTACTATTGATGTTAAGAATGGTATTGGCATTACAGGCGGTGACGTTTCAATCGGAACTGCTGGAACTGGATTCTACTATGATGATAGTGCTGCAAAAGTTGGTATTGGAACCACAGCACCTGAGTATAAGTTAGATGTTCATGGTGATGTTCATGTAACTGGATTTACCACAACTGCAAGACTTACTGTTGGAACTGGTAGTAGTGAATATACTTTCCCAGATTATGATGGACTTGAGGGAACTTTCTTAAGAACCGATGGTGATGGAAATGTTGATTGGTATGTTAATACCACAATAAGATCGACATTTAATGCAACTGCTGGTGCTGGTCAAACAACCTTCACTACAAATTATACTCCTGGATTAATTGACGTATTCCTGAACGGTGTTAAACTTTCTAGTTCTGATTATACGGCAACGAATGGTCTGAATGTTTATTTAAATGCTGGTGCATATGCCGGTGATCAAGTAGAGATTGTCAAATTTAATAATGACCATGTTTCTTCTCGCCCAATTCTTGATTATTGGAGAGGAAGTGAGTCTACAAATGAAATATACAACGTAACTGATAATGTTGGAATCGGAACGAGTGTTCCAACACAACTTCTTGATGTTGCCGGAGACGTTAGAGTCCGTGGTGGTCTTTATGATGCTAGTAATGCTTCTGGCAATATTCAGCAAGTTCCTGTTGCAGATGGAAATGGCGGATGGGTTTGGTCTGCACCTCCTGTGGTCGGTGTTTCAACTGCTGGTGGAAACATAACAAATGTCCAGTATCATAATGCCGCAGGTCTGATTGATGGTTCTAGTGAGTTTGTATTTGACTACTCGTCGAATGAAATCGGTATTGGAACCACAAATCCATCCGCAAAACTGGATGTTCGTGGTGGTGCTAGATTAGGAAATCTTTCAGTTTCTAGTGCAGGTGTTGTAACTGCTATAAGTGGTATCATAACTTATTATGGAGATGGATCAAATCTTACACTTTTAGATGGTTCTAATATTGCTTCTGGAACAATTTCAAGTGAAAGACTTTCAGGAACTTATGATATTAGTATTACTGGTTCTATTGCCGGTACAAATGTTGATACAACAAATCTCACAGTTTCTAATAGTGCTCAGTTTGGACCAGCAGGTTCTGGAACCACGTTCGTTAAAATTGATAATGCGGGTAACTTAGATGTAAGTGGTATTGGAACAATCTCCACTTTACAACTTGGTGTTTCTACAGTTGATGTCAGTTCTATTCTTGATGAAGATGATATGGTATCCGATAGTGATACCGCACTTGCAACTCAACAATCAATCAAAGCATATGTTGATACTGAGATTGATGCACTTACTCTGAGTGTTAAGGATGATCAGGCAGGTAGTGCTCTTACAGTAGATCTGAGTAGCGAGACTCTTATTATTGAAGGAACAACTGATGAGATTGAAACTGCATTAACTAATATTGGTGGTGGATCATCAGATAAGAAGATAAAAGTTGGTCTTCCTAATAATGTAACTGTATCAAATATCGTAACCGCAAATGCTGGTTTTGCGAACACGATGACATATTCCAACACCTTAGTTGGTGCTGGAAGTACTACCGATCAAATTATCTTACATTCTGAGCTCGCAGTAAATACTTATCGTTCAGTAGAATATTCTATTCAGGTAACTCAGGGTCCTAATTTCCACTTCACAAAACTTCTTGCACTTCATGATGGTACAGATGCATATCTGACTGAGTATGGAACTGTCTTTAATACTAGTAACTTAGTAACCTTTGATGTTGATGTTGCTGGTGGTGCGATTCGCTTACTTGCAACTGCTGGTGCTGGAACAACCGCAAATTATGTTGTGAATTTTACTACCAATAAAGTCTGAAGATAAATATAAAAAAGTATAAAAGCAAAGGGGACAGTGAACCTTGGCGAATCAAGATTTTAGAGTCAAAAATGGACTCCAAGTAGGACTTGGAGCGAGCGTAGTCGGGATAGTTACAGCTGAAAGTTTTACTGGTTCTGGTATCGGACTGACATCTGTTCCGTCGGAAAGTCTAACAGGAACAATTTCAAGTGAAAGACTTTCGGGAACGTATAATATTGATATCACCGGAACTATGTCCGGTGATTCTATTAATGTTGGTACTGGTAATACTGGTGTTTTTGCAAATAATGATGGAACTTTATTAGTCACTGGTATTGCTACCTTTAAAGATAGAGTAATCTTCGATAGTACTAATTCTATTCAAGTTCCTGTTGGAACTGATGCAGAAAAAGACGCTGTAGGGACGGCAGTTACTGGACAGATAAGATATAATACAACTAACTCACAGTTTGAGGGATTCGGTCCTGGTAATGATTGGGGATCTCTTGGTGGAGTTAAAGACGTTGATGGGGATACGTATGTCAAACCAGAATCTTCTCCTGGATCAGATGAAGATGCTCTGACATTCTTTACTGGAGGAACAGAGAGAGCAGTTATAGATTCTGATGGTAAAGTTGGAATCGGAACTACAAATCCAACAGCAACTTTAGATCTTGATGGAGATTTAAATGTCTCTGGTATTTCCACATTCCAAAATAATGTAGAAATTCATAGCACTGGATATTTACAAATACCGGTAGGACTTTCTACTGATAGACCAACTGGTACTGGAGTAACTTTAGGTCAGATTAGATATAATAGTGAGTTATCTCAGTTTGAAGGGTATGGTGCAGGAAATGCATGGGGTTCTCTTGGTGGTATCAAAGACGTAGACCAAGATACTTATATTACTGCCGAGTCTTCTGCAGGTGCTGATGAAGATGCCCTAACATTTTTTACTGGAGGAACAGAGAGAGCAGTTATAGATTCTAATGGTAAAGTTGGTATTGCAACTACAAATCCAACAGCAACTTTAGATGTTAATGGAACTCTGAATGTTTCTGGTGTTTCTACATTTAATAAGATATCAGTTGGAAATACAACAGGAACTAATTATCAATACCTAAGATCTACAGGTGATGGTTTGGCTTGGGATACTTTCCCAGTTGTTAGAACAGGATTCTCTACAATTGCAACTGCTGGTCAGACAGGGTTTAGCACATCTTATAATGTTGGATTTATAGACGTTTATGTAAATGGAATTCGTCTTACTGATTCTGAATTTACTGCTAATGACGGAACAAATATTGGATTATCTACTGCATGTTTTGGTGGAGAGTATGTAGATATTATTGCATATTCTACTATTAGTACTGGATCTGGTGGTGGAGGAGTAGGTGGAGGTTCTCTCACGATTCAAGATGAAGGGACTCCTTTAACATCAGTAGCAAGTATATTGAACTTTGTTGGTGCTGGTGTTACTGCTACTGGTAGTGGTGCAACTAAAACTATCACTATTAATGGTGGTGGAGGTAGTGGTGGCAGTTCTTATACAAATAGTGATGTTGATAATCATCTTAATGTATCTACTGCTTCAAGTACTCAAGTATTAAGTTGGGACGGATCTGATTATGATTGGATAGATCAATCTGCAGGTGGTGGCGGTGGTGCTTCTACCTTAGATGGTCTCTCTGATGTTACTATAGGTACACTTGCCGATAATCAGTTACTTCAATATAATAGTACTAATAGTCAGTGGGAGAATATTTCTGCTGCAACTGTAGTCGGTGCTGCATCTAGCTTCGCTACAAAGTCTGCAACTGCAACGACTGCGACTGCAGGACAAACTACATTCAACGGAACTTATACTGTAGGATTTGTTGATGTATATTTGAATGGCGTAAAGTTGAGTGAGGATCAATACACTTCTACAACTGGTACAAATATTGTATTGGACGAGGGTGCTTCCGAGAATGATATTGTAGAGGTTGTTGGTCTTACTGCTAATGTTCCTGCTAGTGGTGGTGGAGGTGGAAGTTCTGCAACTAGAAGTAGTGAAACTTTAACGATTGGTTCAATTTCGAGTGGAGTTACTACAACAGGAACTATCACATTACCAAAGACTGGTGTTATGATTTCAATTCATCCTGTTGGTGATGCTTCTGGGTGGTTGAGATTATATACTCGTTCTGATTTGGCAGCTGCAGATGCATCAAGAGCAAGAACACAAGACCCAGATTCTGGTTCTGGAGTTATTCTTGAAACTATAACTTCAGGAATTAGCACAGTTTATCTTTCACCACAAACCATATTTGCTAATGCAGAAGATACTCCTATAAATACATTTAACTACCGCTTTACCAAAGATGGTACAGCAGGAATTACAACTTTTACTTTCAAATATCTATCTTTGGAGAGCTGATAAATGACCGCAACGATTACAGTAACTGCCGCAGATTATGATTATAATTCAGATATTAATTTTAGAACTTCAGTAAAGGCAGGTCTTGCTGGTATTGGTATTACTACTGGACAAATTGAGTATGACACAGGAACTTTTGTCATCTGTAAAATCAGTAATGGTTCTGGAACTTATGCAGATAATTATATAAGATTTGAGCGTAACGGAAACGCAACGAATTCCCATTCTATGCAGATGGGTACTGGATATACAAGTGGGTCAACTGTAGATGGTGCAGGAATAGAACAAGCAGGTTTTTATGCAACTTCTGGCAAAAAGCACAGATATATCAAAGCAGATGATGGAACATTTGGTGTAGTTCAAATATTAAATGGTTCAACAGATGTTTGTGAAGCTTCATATGGATTTATAAAACCAACAAATACCACTCAAACAGCAGCAGATATTCCTCTTGTTATGGGACTTGGTTCATTTAAGAGTAATCAGATTCAAACAGGAGTTAATGGAGCTGCTTTTGATAATGATCCTATCCCATACTCTATATCATATGGTTATTTGAGATATTGGGATACTAGTTCAAACTCATTTGTGAATATTAACTCCCCTGGAAATGTGAGAGTGCTTTTTTCTGCTACAAAAAAAGGAAGTAATTCTTACGGTGCTTTAGGGTCAACTATAGTTGCATCTGGAGGATATCAGTCTACTAGTTACAACTACTTTGGACAAACTGCTTTTTCAGTAGCTTATGGTCTTCATA